GTCCATGATTACTCCATGCCGACTGTGCGGCGCAGCGTCTCGCGACGGATGCTGGCGGGTGAAGGGAAATTCCCATCAGGCGGGCCGCCTCCCACCAGAATTTAGAGGGCGATGATGTCGCCCGAGGTCAGTTGGTATTCGGCTTTGTCGCCCACGAGCACACGAACGTTGCCGTGCGTGGTGGTCACGATCTCGCCACGGGCTGCCGGATGCCACACGGTTGCGATCTGGTGATCGGGCGCGTTCAGCAGCATGATTTCGGCTTCGACCTTTTCCCATGCCTTGCCCTCGGGCGTGGTCGGCAGAGGTTCGTTGCTCGGCGCCACCAGATCGAGGCCGAAGCTCTCGGGGCCGTTGGTCAGCTCAGCCATGCCGCTTCCTCCTTGGTCAGCTTCGCCCGGTGTTCCAGCTCCAGCTGCGCCAGCTTGCCCGTCTCCAGGCGGGTTTGCAGATTGAACTGAATCCTGTCCAGCAACTTCAGGGACAGCCAGAGCGTCTCCCGGCCTTGCGGGTCCTGCGGGGGTGCGTTTTGCCATGATTCGATGATCTCCGTCTTGAGGGAATGAAACGCCCAGGCGTAGGACTCGTTTTCGAGCACCTCACGGGCACGGTTGCCGCGGTATGCCCGTGCGCCGGGCGATGTCGCAGACTCTTCAGGCGCATCCGCAGCCATTGCACGCGCGATGCGGTCGGCGGGAACGCTGTCACCAGCGGGCACCTTGCGTTGCAGCTCTGCCAGGCGCGCGCCAGCGGTGCGCAGCGTGGCCCAGCGTTCAACGAAAGCGACCCGGCCGAACAAGCGCCGGTAGATGCAAAAGCTGCCCTCGGCGCCTTCCTGTTCCTCGCGGATCTCCCACGAGGGCGAAAAGAAAGCGACGATGGCGGTCAGCCAGGCTTTGAACTTGCTCATTTCTTGGCTTCCCAGAAGATTCCAGCCACGCCGCAAACGTTCGTGTCGGCGTCGCCGGCCTTGGTACGTTGCGCGTGCGGGTGAAGCGGCGCCGGAGCGCCCTCGGGTTGATGGGTGCAGGCAATCACATCCGTGCCGTTGCTCACCTCATGGGTGCAATGGGCACAGGCCCAGCAAGTGCGCTGCGGGGCGGCGGGTATCACTGCTGCACCTCCGCTTCGATCTCGCCGGTGGCGGCCTGTGTAGCCGCGTTGTCGATCTTCGACTTGCTGCCGATGTTCGCCACCTCGATGCGGGTTGCGGCTTCCAGTTCCGCCTTCCAGCGTTGAAAGGCGTCGTCGCGCGCGCGGGCATCGGCTTCCATCTGCAAGCGCATGGCATCGAGCTGTGCCTGGTGCTGCGCCTTCAGCGCTTGCTGTTCGGCTTCGGCCTGCTGGCGGTTGATGTCCACTTGTGCCTGCATCTGCATGCGGGCCTGCTCGAGCTGCGCCTGCTGCTGGAGCTCCATGCTCTTCATCTGCTGTTGAGCCTGAAGCTTCTGCATTTCGATGGTCTGCTGCGCCTGCAGCTTCGCCTGTTCGACTTGCATCTGCATCTGCAACGGGTTCGGCCCCTGCTGCTGCGGGTTCTTCTTCGGATCGTTGAAGAAGCGTTCGCCCGACTTGAAGCCCATCGTCTTGGCGATCTCGGTATCCAGTTCGTAGATCTTCTCCGGCGTGGACGTGCCCATCTGCAGCCCGGTAACTTGCAACTGGCGCAGCGCCATCAGGTGGCCTACCTGCTGATCCTTGTTGCCGACGCCCAGGCCCACATTGATTTCGGTGTCGAACTGGTTCTTCCACTCGCGCGGGTCCATTTCTACCCACTCGCCAGCGATGCGGATCAACTCGGCCTTCTTCTGGTTTTGGCAAACCAGCTTCAGCATCATGCGGAACAGGTCAACGAACCCTTCGGCCAGGTTGCGCGCCATCAGGTCGGTACGCATGTCCGCCTTGTTGGTGATGATCTGCATGCCGCCGTAGGTGTCGTTCAGCCCCTTGGCGTCGTTTCCTTGGCTGTAGCGGGTCCAGCCGGTGGAGTTCTCGAGCGCCTGCTCTTCCTGCTCCATCATCTGCGCCGCGGCGCCGAGATCGCCCATGCCTTGGTCGAGCCGGCCAGCCATACCAGGCGCATCCATCATCACCACGCCGCCCGGGCGACTGTCGAGCAGGCTGTTGAAATCGACCTTGCCCTTCACCCCGAAGTAGCGGCCGTTCACCTGCAAATACATGTTGTCGAGCTGGCCGCGGACGATGCTGGTCTTCGTCTTCTGGCCCTGCATCGCGAGGTCGGCGACCGACAGGCCCCAGAACTTGTGCGGCATCGGCACCGGGCACCAGCTCACGAACGGCGCTTCGTCAACGATTTCGTTGTCCAGGATCTGATCGCCGCAGCGAACGATCTTGCGCAACTCGGAGATGCCATCTCCGTCGAAGTCAACGCGCAGGTAGAGTTCTTTCACCCACACCTTGATCTGCGAGCGGTCCGATGTGTTCGGCGTGTCGTCGGCGGTGTTGGTGCCGGTGTCATCGAAGCTGTCGCGCTCCAGGCGTTCGGCGTTGTCGTTGCCCTCGGAGTCGAAGCCGGTCAGCTGGTCGGTGTTCGCGTACCCCATCGACTTGAGCTCAGACAGCGTGCGCTGCACTCTATGTCCGACAAGGCGGGCTTCCGCGATGGTCTTCGCCCCGCGGGAGATGATGAACTCTTCGCCGGGCACGCCTTCGATGGTCAGCTTGCCACCCTTGCGCGTGATCTTGCAACCCACGTCATAGAGCATTGCGGGCGGCTGCGCTTCGATCATCGCCAGGCGCTGCTGGATCTCCATCACGGCAGCGGCGGGGCCACCCTGCGGCGGGCGCGGGGGCTGCTGCGGCTGCATGGCGCCCATCGGTGCGGCGGGCGGCTGCTGGCCGGGGCCTTGCGGAGGCATGCCAGGCTGAGGGCCTTGGGCGCCCTGCTGCTGCGCGGCCTGCATGGCCTGCAGCAGCTGCTGCTGGAGTCCTTCGACTGCCTGCGCGCGCTGCTTGGCGTCTTCTTCGTCGGGATATTCCTTGTGGTCGATGATCTCGACTTCCGGATCTTCCATGAGCTTGGCAAGCTCGATTTTCGTCATGCCAACGTACTCTTCGCGCTTCTCTTCGTTGCGCATATCCCACCAGCATTTCAGAATGCCGCGCTTCTGAAGCAGGCCGTCTTTCGCCCAGGCCACCGTAATGGTGTGGCCGTTGTTCTTCTTGAAGAACAGGTGGTTCAGGTACTTGGTCGCCGAATCGGCTTTCTTTTCGTCGTTCGGCTTCGTGGGCTCGAACTCCACCACCTTGTCGCCGCCAACGAACTTGGCCACGAGCTGCGGGAGCATCGATTCCACGGTGTTGCGCACGTCCGGCGATACGACCTTCGAACGGCCGACGATCTCCGGGGGCGCGAGGTCGCCTTCGGGCTCTGCGTAGTAGTACGCCATGGCCTTGCGCCGTTGTTCCGAGAGCTTGCTGCTGTCGAGGCCGAGCGCTTGGCTCACCTCGGCATCGACAAGCGCCTTCAGGTCGGCGTCGGTCATCCGCTTGGTGGTAGTGGTCATGTCAGATGGCGCTCATTCGAAGATTTCTCGAACAGAGACGTTGTCGAAGGTCGCCGTCAGGGGCGAATTGGCCCAGATGTAGATCGCGCCGCTGGTGCTCGCCGGCACACGTGCGACGAAGGTCCCGGCAGTGGTGATGTCGCCGTAGACGTTGAGGCCGCCTTCGAGCAGCAGCTTCCATCCGCCCGCGGTCAGCGACGTGCAAGTAATGCTGATCTCGTAGGACTTGCCCGCCGTCAGCACGCCAGCGGTGGGAAAGGCCGCCGAGTCTGCAGCCGCCGAGGTCGCGACAAGCTGACCGCCTGTGATGGCCCATGCCGCACTGAGCGTCCAGCCGCTGCTATCGCTGAAGCTGCCGTTGACGATCAGCTCCGGCCCGAGCGCGCGCGCATTGCGCTCCACATAGGTGGCGTGGCGCTCATCGTGATAGAACTTCCCCGTCATGCGTTGAGGGCCTGCGCGCCATCCTTTCGGGTAATAGAGTGGTTTGCTCATGGCGTCTCCTTCAGGCGTTGTTCAGCGCGGGGTACTTGAACGGCTGGTACACAACCGGCTCTTCGTAGGCCACGCACATCAGGCCGAATGCATCTGCGCCGTGACTGGCCCAGTCGTGTTCCGGGCCGAGTCCGACATTGCGGTGTTCGTCGCGCTTCTCGTGATACCAACCGAGGGCGGCAATCCCGGCCTCGGTCGTTTCTTCGTTGATCCACATCGACGGGAACAGGCGCCGGCCCGCTTCGATGCGCGCGGCTGCTGCGCCCTTGCCTTGGTTCGGCACCACGGTGACCGTGTAGCCCGCGTCCTGCAATGCGCTCTCGTAGGACACGTCAAACACTTTGTCGTGCGTCGAGCCATCGTGCGGCAGCCAGATCTGCGCCTTGTCCTTCGTGTAGCCACACTCGCGCAGCCAGGTCAGATGCGCGGCCAGCGGCTGCCCTTGCGTCTCGTAGTAGTTCAGCACCCGGATTTCCTTGGCGATGAACTGAGCGGCCCACATCGTGAATGCGTCGGCCTTCGCGCCAGTGCCGCCGATGTCGCAGAAGATGCGAATGGTCATAAGAGGGTCGGCAGCCACGCGGGAAATGCGGCCTTCCGCTTTTGCCTTGGTGATCGAAGCGGCGTAGTAAGCGCCCTCGATC